CTAACGCTAACCCAGCAAGTCCTAGGAGACAATTGTCCCTTGGAAGGGTTGGAAGTGGCGTGACGCCTACTTCGCTTCTACCAGGAATACACTTGTTCCTTGTGGAATCGCCGGATTAGGTTAGCGAACCTCGCTGGTTGGCAGGTTTCCAATGCGGAAGCCTTTACGACCTACATTGGTATACCATTGGGGATATGCGACGGGTTACGAATCCGCTACCACGCAGTTGGATTTATGATTCCCGCGTTCCTCAGGGGTGTGCCCGTGAGTCACGGCGAGGCCAGTTAGACGGATCTTCGTCAAACCTAGGTTGGTAACCTAGACCGAGAATAACCATCTTCATGGCCGTGGGTCAACCATCACTGCTGTAGTCCGCTTATACCCAAGCCCTACAGTATATGACTAACCACGGCATGACGTATTTACCTTCTACATGGAACGTAAGAACAAAATGCTACGAATAATCGAGCAGCTAGTCTCGAAAATCCTAGCACTTTATTTCTCAAGTAACATGTATTCCACCGTAGTAGAGATGTTCTTTGCGCGCTTAGACAAACTAATTGCCGAGCGGGGAGTCCCGTTTACCGTAATGTACGTGAAAAGCTCACGTAATTGCGTTATGCGAGTGCTCTCCGGGAGGCCATTAGAGTCTTGTGACGGAGTAGCGTTGAGAGAGGGATGGCCGGAGTGGCTAGTCCCTTTCCGCTATCTGATCGAGTCTCAGGATGGCATACGGGTCTTAATGACCCTACTCATCTCATTGAGAGGAGTTATGCTTCCCCCGAAACTTGATCTTACTCCAATCGTGTCACCATGGGGAGGTGCTCTTCCCGATTTCTCGGATAAGCATCATGCTCATGTGTGCCGCGGATTGGGGATCCGTCGCAAGTCCGTTGAATGGAGTAAACCCCATATGTCGACGAAGAGAGGCCCGCTTGGTCAAGCTTTGTTGACTGCGGTGACTGAACTTACCTTGGTCCCTCAGGAACTATTAGAATCTATAATCCTAATAGGAGGGCCTAAGCTAGGTAAGGTCATCGCAGCCCTCAAAGCTCCCATAGCGGGAACATCCACTTCGGTTGTTGACGTATGGAGCAAACTCTATCCACCGAAGACTAAGTCGCTGCGAAGAATATCCTACTTCAGCGATAAGGAGGGTAAGACTCGAGTAATCGCGATTCTTGATTATTGGTCACAGACTTGTCTGAGACCTATGCACGATGTCTTGAACAACATCTTGCGTAGGATCCCTCAGGACTGTACCTTTAACCAGAACCGATTCCTCGAGTGCTTACCTCCCAAAGGTCCATACTACAGCATTGATCTTTCCAACGCTACCGATCGTATGCCTATAGCTCTCCAGCTTAAGGTTGTACGAGAGGTAATTGGGAAGACCCGTGCTGATGCGTGGGCCCATATTCTGACAGGGTACGAATATACGCTCTCTGGGATGGCACGCGTCGCAAAATACGCATGCGGTCAACCCATGGGAGCTTATTCGTCGTGGTGCGCAATGGCTCTAACCCATCACTACCTAGTTCGCATGGCCGCGGTAAGGGCGGGTATACCCCACTTCCGTGACTACGCGCTTCTAGGTGATGATCTGGTTATTGCCAATGCAGCCGTTGCGACGGAGTACCGCGCTCTGTTACTTGTGCTTGATATGCCCGTATCTGAGGCGAAGACGCACGTGTCTGTCGACACGTATGAATTCGCCAAAAGATGGGTGCATAAAGGGAATGAGATAACAGGGTTCGGTGTCTCCGGTCTTCGGGCAGTATGGAAGAAGTACTCTCTCCTTCATAACTACCTGTTGACGCAACAGCACCACGGTTGGTGTCTGCCTACCAGCAAGCACCCGGACCTGGTCTCAACCATTTACCGTATTTATGGACGTCCGCAACACTGCGAGCGTGTCATAAAACTGTACATGGTGTTCGACTCGTTGCAAAAATGCAAAGTGACGGGGGATTACGCGCCGCTACTAGAAACAGTAGCCACGTGGTTCCCCGGTCACCTTTCTACTTCCTTGTTGGATGGGCTTAAGTGCTCATCCAGACTTACTAGTGTCGCGAGACGCGTCGTTAGTAAGGCGAAGCAGAAACTTGTCGAACGAGACCTCGCGAAATTCCAGAATGATACCTTCGTTATCCATAAACGGCTTGACGAAGATCTCAAACGGGAATTCCGGGACTTGCCTGGTCAGGCATACCGCGCGTCTCTTAGAGAGGCACATCCAATGATCATGGTATTGAACAGGACCATAGATGCAAGTATAGATTACTTGATTAGTAATGCTATTTTGGATCCTGGCCCTGAGACGGATTTCTCCGCACTCAGTCTGTCCAAGTATCATGTTTCAAAGGGTGTGTTCTCGATGAGAGCCTCGCACTCCATTTCCTTGGCTCAGAGTATGGTCGTCAAGTCGATTCTTGATGTCCTGAGATCTCAGGATATCTCGAAATCGAATTGGGAAGATACATCCGTGCTTGGGAAATAAAGTTGCGGGTCCAGGAAGGAAGTTGGGTGTAAGTGAACCTCTCGGCGCCCCTTTAATCAGGGGTCGCGTCGTTAAGGCAAACACATTC